ACACCCTATCCCAACCCTCGGGACCAGCAGCGTAGATACGGCCCAATTCCTCGGGCAAGCCACGCAGGTTACCCCATTCTCCCTCTAGGGAGTCTAAGGTCCGCGCCGCGTCCACAGCCATACCAACAAGCGGGTTTGACTCCTCAAGGTAACCGGGAACGGCGCCGGGGAAGTCCCCAGTTGCCACGGTGCGAGCCAGACGGTCGCTGATGTCCACCTTCACAGTGGAATTTGGATTAGCCAACTCAGTGAGCGCTGGCTGTGCCTCACGCAATCCTTCGATAAGGTCTTGAATGCGTTTCCACTGGTCAGCGGTCAACACGGCCTCTGGCTTGCCCGTGTGGTTGAAATAGGTACCAAAACCGCCGGGCGTTGGCTTGAGCCAACCACCAGCGTCATAGCCATGGCCGTGACCCCACATCGTCGTAAGGTCCGTACCGTAGCGTGACTTGTAGTACCTTAGCGCGGCGTTCATGTTGGCCCATGGGTCACGCCGATCATCCGGTAGTTCCGGGTCACGGTTGGCTGCAAATGTGCCAGGGATAATCTGCAACAGACCCACACCAGCGGATTCACCGGTGCCGTTGACGTCGTGGATTTGCTGTGCAATTCCGGGGTTGCCACCTGATTCAGACATGATCTGTTTCAGCATGGCATCGACTTGACGCGGATCATCGGCGTTGAATCCCTGCCTACGCATGGCGGCCATGGCCATTTCACGCCACGACTCAGCGTTGCCAGCGACACCGCCAGCACCGCTGAACGTACCCAGCTTGGACTTGAGAAAATCCCATGCCTTATCGGCCATGGTCTTGAGCATCGCCGCTGGTAGCTTGCCAAAGTCACCAAACTGTTCTTTGCCTGGGAACTCCCCGATCTTGCCGATAGCGGCATCCCACAACCGTTTGGCCATGCCAGCGATGGAGAATCCACCACCGCCATTGCCGCCCGATACGAACTCGCCAAGGAAGTCCTTGAGGGTCCAATGCAGGGTGAACAGGGAGTTATCGGAGCCGCGAGCACCGCCGCCAATCTGTACACCGTGGTCACCAGCGGATTCAATGTTGACACCATCAATGGTGCCCGCCATGTGGCTGTTTGGTCCACCACCGCCGCGCATGACACCAATGGTCACACGACCGTTCAGACCTTTTTCAAAACCAAAGTTTTCGAACACAGATTCTGTGTTGAAAATGCGACCACCGCGCAAAGAACCACCGTTCAGGAATTGGACGATACCAGACCAAATACCTGAACAATCCCACGATGGATTACCAACGCCACCATATTGATAGGGCTTGCCATGTTCGCCCTTGAGCTGGTCGAACAAAGCGGCGATTTTACCATCCAAATCGACGTTACCGCCGCCCGCAAAACGCATCTCTGGCAAGCCAAAGATACCGCCGCGCGAGAACGCCGCGCCCTCACCCAAATTACGCCGAACACCGCTCACGCCCTTAGTGCGTGCCGTCTTGTTCAGCGCCTCAATGGCTTTGGGTCCACCCATGCCTTGCACGGCCTCGGGGACAAGAATGCCCTCGCCAGGGGACATGTGGAGCGATCCCCACACCGGTGAATAGAAATGCATGGTGTCTTGTCCAGGTGCGTACCCTGGGAGCACACCGCCGCGTGCAAAGTGGTGTTCTGGGAGTTCACCCAGCCCCACCAATTTGGCAACGGCATTCCACGCTTTTCTAATCCCGCCATTGTAAACAGTGTTCACAACGAACTCTACGGGCTTCTTTGTCTTTTCCCTAATACCGTCCCAAATAGTGCCGATATTATCAACCGTGCTTTGGAACCAGTTCTTGAGGGTTGTTAGTGCACCTTGGAACGTATTAAACGTTCCGGTGATCACAGTATCCACAACCGACTTAATTAAGTTGGCCATGAATGACCATGCATTCTGCATGGTCTGTAGAATCGGATTCCACACTGAATTGAGGAACCAATTTATCAAACCATTAAAGGCTTGGAACATGGGATTAATGACACCGTCATAAACGCCTTTGGCAAACCCGGCCATAAAGTTCCATGAGTTCTGAATGCCGTTCATTACCGGAATCCAGACGTTATTGAGGAACCAATTCACAAGGCCAATAAACACCTGGAACATGGTGTTTATCACGTTGTCATACACAGCTCGCATGACAAGGCCAGCGTTGTTCCATGTGTCCTTGAGCAGGTTAAACATGGGAACAGCGACATTGTTCACCAGCCACATGATCGCACCAACCAGCAAATCAATGACCGGTTTAAATTGCGTATCCCACACGGCTCGGAAATAATCGCCTACAGCCCTTACGGCAAATCCAAGGACGTCAAGTAGAATCCTTGCGGCTTCACCCATTTGCCCAATCCATGGCACAAGGGCGTTCTGCACAAGCCAGTTAATAATATCCGCTGCGATGCGGATTCCATTGGCCATTGCCTCAATGGTAGTGACCACCAGCATGACGGCACCAACAATAACGCCACCCAGAATGTAACCAAGGGTGTTAAGTACCGGCATAAGTACCGGCTCAAGCACTTGCCACAGTTGCTGTAGCAGGTTCCAGAATGACTGTAGGGCGGGGAGCAGGGCATCATATAAAGCACCGCCTACAGCACTGAATGAATCAATGATGCTGTAGAAAGCGTCCTTGAGTGAACTAAACGCACCACCCAAATGGTCACGTACGAAGTCCCCTAAGAACCCCAGAGAACCACGTACCGTTTCTACCCACCCCATAATCCATGAGGCAGTTTCCTCACCAAATGCAGCTTGAATAGCACCGGTAAGTCCACCATCGTTAAAGCCCTGAATGACTTCACTAAAGCGATCACGAACATACCGGAATGCCTCACCTGCACGGTTCGCACCATCCCAGATACGATCAGCCCATTCAGTGCCAATCACACTTGCCAGAGCGCCATTACCGGAATCGTCACCTTGGAAGGCAGCGACCAGTTCCCAGAACCCCAGCTTAATGTTGTTCCACGCCTCACCCATCCGGGCGGCTGTATCAGACCATGCCTGTGCCCATTGATCACCAATGAGTGAGGCAAGGGCACCGTAGCCAGCGTCTTCACCGTTGAATGCGGAGACAAGCTCACCAAAGCCAAGCTTAATGTTGCCCCACACTTCACCCAGCCGGGCGCTAGCATTCACCCATGCATTGGCCCACTGGTCACCGACCAACGCGGCCAGGGCACCGTAGCCAGAGTCGCCGCCATTGAAAGCATCGACCAGCTCACCAAAACCTAGCTTGATGTTGCTGAACACCTCTGCGAGCTTGTCCTTTGCCCATACAAAGGAATCAACAAGCGACTGCCACATTTGACGGCCAGTTTCGGTTTTGGTGAAGAAGGCCCACAGCGCGGCCCCGGCTGCGACCCCGCCCCCGCGGCTTGCCCGCCGCGCCCCGAGCAGCCTGCGAGGCATGAAACCAAGCCAGCAGCACCCAACGGGATCAGAACCGCCCTACGAGGCAGTATTAACGACATCAGCAGCCCTCCCAACGATTCCACTTTCCGCCAGAGTAGTACTGCCCATTGGAGAACTCAACATTCTCATCAGAGTACCCAACGCCCGCACTCAGTTCCAATTCTAGCTTCACACCCAATTTTGCCTCATAATTCGAGGACGTCGTTGAAATATCCTGGCGCGTCAAAACACCCCTATCTGCCGCAGCGTTAATGAATGTCGACGTCGCATCACCAAGGTTCTCCAAAGCACCCTCACCATTTTCATACCCGGGAACTTTAGCGGCGGCCAAGAAATTACGGGCCATTCGGTCTGCTTCTACAGAATTCAGATCCACCGATGCAGTCCATACCTGACCAGGCTCAAGCGACGGAGGATTGCCCACACCCAACGGGGTTGTCGCCCCGATTTGAGCATCGTACGTGCCGGTAGCAGACACATTCAGAACCTTGTTCGGGTCGTCGCTATTAACCGTGACTGCAATGATAGCCTCACCCGACGCACTCCCTTCCACTCCGAAACCTAGCTTACTGGCATTTCCCGAGACGCCAGCATTGGTTTTGTAATACATCGTAGTTGTCCCCGCCTCGCGATCAACCTTAACCCCCAGAGCGCGAGCGTAACTACCCTCGGCCTGCACTCCTCCAACCCCTTGCGTAGATTCAGCACTCACTGAGCCTTCCTCGCCAACCTGAAGATATGCCGCGGTTGGCTTCGGAGGCTGATATCCAAATACGTAGTGGCTTATCGCTTCGTTGATCGGAGCAGCAAGACTCCCAAAAGACCCGACGCTGCTCACCCCTTCCACTGCGGCCTTCCTATATAAATGGTCTACTAGATCATTCTTGGCCTTCTCGGAATCAACCTCATAGATGAAACCCGCCTCAACAGCCCCACTTGCAGTGCCATCCGCATTCAAGTATTGACCAAATTTTTGATTGTTGGCGATCACCTCAAATCCCCCACCACCCCCTAAAGACTCCCCAACCTTTGTGGCACGCGCATCGGTAACCCTGTAGCGACCGTCAGACAACTTTTCGACGACAATATCGCCTTTGACTTCAACACTGACAACTGCCACACCAGCAGACCCTTTGACACTCTGCGTCTGCCGGCTATTCGTACACGCCTCAGTCGGCTTGTGCTCATCCTCTTCAGCCTTATTTTCACCCCCTCCGCACTGCATTTCTCCAGCCCCAATAGCCTCACTGATCTTGGAGAGAATGCTGCATGAGATGTTGCGCCCATGACGTGGAGCAACAGCAATCACCCCGCCAATGATGACCGCCACGACGATAGCCATTCCTGCAAACTCAACGAGTGCTGCACCGCGTTCACGGCCTCTCCGGGATCCACAACTACGAACATCTGACTTCAACCACAAGGAAAACACACCGTTCCCCACCTTCACCACTCACTCCAGAACATCAGGCTTCAACAAGCTAACACAACAGCCAGAGGATCGAACTCTTCGTCACACCACACCACTTCCTGCAATCAGAAATAGTCATCCCGACGCAGCAGGAGCGCATATACCAAGGATGCAACAATCGATGCGATGATCGCAAAACTGATAACCACAAGAACCGACAACCAGCCCCGCATCGCATATGTGGGAGTAATGTTGACGGCACTGACTACGGCCGCTGGAACCACAGAATGCACGACAAGCATGGCTACCGATCGAAGGCACCGCCTCACGATAAACATCGCCAGAAGGCTGGCGACAAAAGAGGAGAGCCCATTCATCCAGGCAACAGTTCCAACGACAGACTGCGTGGACTCAAGGGCACCAAGCGTCAACTCAGGAATGGACAGCATCACCAAGAATGCCACGATCAGCAACACCACTTGAAGCGCGGTTCCAACGACGAGCAATAGCGGCGACCACGCCATCTTGTCGCGGTATGGCACATCACGACCCAAACCAGCCATCGTTCTCGACCTTTCTCGCTGCGCACCCATGCACGCACACAACAACCAACGCCCGACCTCAGGACGGTCGGGACATAGCTCGCGCTTCATGCTCGGTAAACCACCGTAGTTCCACGGCGTTTTGCAGCAACAGGGCCGTCCGCCCCCATTCCGCCCCTACCAACAAGGGCGGGAACTTCACGGCAATGTCCGTGGTAATGCGCAATGTACATCTCCACTTCGATTCGCCGCCGAGCCAGCCGACTTTCCTCCCGGTTCGGACTCCACCCACATCACTAGCAGCAACAACACCGTCCACCGGGGCACCCCAGTGCCGCTCCCACTACCCCGCGGGCCACTCCAGCCTTTGAAGTGTCAATCACCAGCGTTCTCACACGTTGCCTTGAGATGCTGTTCTCCGGCCGCCGGCCAGCACTCCCAGCTGCGAGCGCCCGCGACTTCCTGACCTGTTTCCCTGCGCACCACAGGAGGCTCAACCCCTATGAGCAGCCAGCAGACTCACACCCCGTCGGACCGGT